GCCACAGCTGTGATCAGAAAAATTCCTGTCATAAGTTTCCATTTTGTTTTCATGTCATTCCCCTTGTGTTTACAGATCAAATTCTTTGATTGCTGTGATTCTAAGTGTTGCAGAATAGTTTGCACCTGCTAGTGCACCAAGTCGATCAGAAACATATTGCAGTTGTCCAGTGCCTGAAACCACTGAAAAATCAACGCCACTGTCATCAAGCATGGATGATTTTGCAATTCGCCAAACATCATCAGCTGAATCATGCACCAAATAAATTGATCCACTTTCCTGCAGATTTGATGAATCTGTTTGTCTGTGAACATCAAAGCTCATGTGTGCAGCCTTGATTGATGCTTTGTCAAAAACAACACCTGTCACACTTGTTGGCGTGCCCTGGTTGTTGTCGATTGATTGACTGACTTGTGACCCACCCTTTTGCACCAAAATATTGATGGCCTGTCTGACTTGTGTGTCAGTGGGTTTGTTCAATGTCAATCCAGCCGCCTCAACAACTTCAACCAATTCCCTTTGAATTGTGTTCATGAAATCATCTGTGACTGTTGTTGCTGGAATGCTCAGACTTGGGTTTCCCTCAGTCCATTCGTTTGATCCTGTGGCCCCTGGCCCGTCAATTTTGTGCATAGTTCACTCTCCTATTTTTGTTCATTCAAAAAATGTGAAAAACACAGCTGTGTGTGCTGGTTTCAGTTTCTTTAGTGTGCATTCAATCAATTCATTTGAAAAGTCCCTTAATGGATTCCCAACAGTGTCACCAACTTCAAACACCTCTGCAGCCGTGGCTGGCAAGTGTGCATTGAAATAGTATCTCCACCCCTCAACCCTAAGCTGGACGCCAATTGTTTCCCCCACCTCAAGTGTTTCAAGGAAATAGTTTGAAAGTGGATCACCAGCTTTCCCACGTCCAACTTGGAAATCAAGATAATCATTCACTGTTGCTGTTGGAAAGCCAAGTTGAGTCATCAAAAATTCATAAAAAGTCTTTGAAATCCCACCCACATTGGTGAGCTTTTGCACAACTTGGATTCGGCGCTGATCATCTGTCAGCCCATCTGGTGTGCATTCATCTGGGAGTCCAAGGATTCGCTCCCAATCATCAAGCAGATCCACTGTTGTGGATGGGTCAATGTCTCGTAGCATGTCATTGAATTTGTCATCAGCCCTGCAAAGCTCAAGTGCCAAAGATTCAATCAACGCGTCAAGCACTGGCTGATCACTTGGACGCCAAACCTTTCCAGGTGGCAAAAGATTGATGATCAAATCTTTGTATTTTTGAATCAATGCTTGTGATGCAGCCATCTAATTCCCTAAGCCAAAGTGTTGAAAGTTATTGTGCCAAGCGTCAAAATCCCACCCTCACCTGGCTGTGGATTTGATGTTGGAAATGTTAGCACATGATCATCCTCACCAGTAGCAATTGAAATTGCCTCATTGATTTTTGACAGTGGAATCTTTCCTGTGTACTGAGTGCCCATCCCAACAAGAGCTGGATTGACCGCGTTTCTGACTTGAGCCTCACGGAAAATTAAATCCTCAAGCTCTGCAGTGATTGCAGCTCGAACATCAGCTGTGTTTGGTTTCAATGAAATGACTGGATTCATCAAAGTTTCATTTGGTGCAAATGTGAAAAGATCAGCCGTGATTGGTTTCAGCAAAGTCACTGCATCCTGGACCTCTGTCACTTTTGCTGGACTCGGAATGATTGATGCTGGTGCATTGCCATCCTCAACAAAGGAAAGCCCAACTGTGCCAGCTCCCAAATAGTCTGGCAAAACCCAAACCCTTGTCACACTGGTGACTGTTTTTGCATAAGATATATAGTCATTCACAGTGCCACCAGATGGTGGGGATTGAAGTCTTTCCAAGACTCTGACCCGATAGTCCTCAATGTCCTCTTGGTCCTCACCCTCAACAGCTGTGGAATCCACAACTGCATCTGTTTCAACACCAGCAACAGGACTTGTGAGGCTGACAATTGCAGCATCATCTGTGTTTCCATCAGCACCTGCATCAACAGCCACCAAAAGGCCACTGGCCGTTGCAGGTGATGCACCAACTGTGACCTCAGCATCAAGCAAAAACTTGACGCCATCTGACCTTTGAAACTCTGTCCCAACAACAAGAGTGCCACCAGTTGTGCCACTGATTGTGATGTTTAGTTGTGCAAATGTGGCGTCATTTCGGGGAGTGCCATACAAGGTGCCCCACCTGATAACAGTTTCCTCATTGCCTGTGTCTGGAAAAAAATCATTTTCAATCCCATATTGGATGTGTCCATGCAAAGTGTGGGATGCCCCACCAAGTGCTTTTGCAATCACATCCTCAAAAGAGCGCCGCAAAATAGCTTGCAAACCAAGCCCTGATTTGATGTCTGCTTTGATCCGATCAACCAAAGTTGAAAGTGATGGTCTGTTGAATGCCATGTCTTATGCTCCCTCAATTTTCAGTGCTTGCCCATCCCAAATGAATTTGAAAGGGATGTTGTCACCGCTTGGTTTTGTGATTTCAACGCTCAATGTGATTTGTTCACCAGCAATGACCTCAGATGAAACCACAACTGTGTCAGCAATGCCATCATCAATCATCCATTGCAGTGATGTTTGCAAAGCATCAGAAAAGCTGGCCGCTGTTGCTGCATTCAGTTTTGTTTTTTCAAAAGTCCAAGCCAAAGATCCATATTGATCATCAGATGGCTGTGCTATTAGGTCAGCCCACCAGCCACGTCTTGTTGAGTGGCCAATTGGCAATTGTTCAAGACTTGCTCTTTTGTCTGTGAAAAATGAAATCAACACAGATGTTTCAAGTCCCAAATCAAATTTCAATTGCCCATTTTCAATCACTAAGTCAGGGCAAGCTGTCCCAACATCAAAAAATCCAACACCGCTCATGCTACCACACCGCCTGTCCCAGTCCTTGTTGCAGCACCTGCAGCCACTCCTGGTGTGTCCACAGAAACATCAGCAAATCCAACAATCTCTTTGATGATTTCATCAGCAATTTTTGTCATCAAAGTTGTCAGCTGAGTCAAATCAGATCCAGCTGGTGCTGGTGATGTTAGGGATGCAACAGCTGTTGTGAGTGCTGCACCTAATCTGTCTTTGTCCATTGCCATGTCATTCCCCTTTCATCAAATCTTAAATGAATCAACAATTGCTTTGATTCGCAAAATCTCTGTTTTGTTCACAATGAATGGCTCGCCAGCCAAACTTGTGAGCAAAGCAGAAATTTCAGTGATCAATTCACCAGTGTCATTTTCCATCTTAAACTTTTTCACAGATCCCTCAAGATCTCCATTTGCTTTCATGTGCATTTTTTGGCCAGCCTGGTTGTGCATCACAGATTCCCCTGGTGCCAGACCTTTGACCCTTGATGCCCTATGATCCACCGCAACAATCAAAGCATGATCCCTGTTGCCACCTGGAAACACAGCAACGCATTCTGAATTTGCTGGTGGACTTGAGCTGAAACCAAAATTTTGAAACCGCTCCATTTTGTCCCTGGTTTCACCAGCCAAAAATGTGGCTTTCATTGATTGGATGTCTGTTGAATCATCAGACTTTTCCACAACGCCACGCGCCACAAGCATCATCACTCTTGTTTTGATTGGGTCAATCATGGTCTGGAAAAGTTTCATGCTCATTTTTGTTGCTTCTTTACGTTAGCACTCAGCCTTGCCAAAATGTCATCCTCTTTTTTGATGACCTTTTTTGGAATGAATGAGTTTTTGTTTTTAAGTGTCATATTTGTCACTGTGCCACTTTCCGATTGGGAGTGCTCAACTTGTGTGATCAACATGTCTGTGTTTAGTCCTAAATATTTTGATTTCAATCTGACAATTTGGTTGATGCCCCAAAGGATTCCATTTTCTTGACGCCATCCTTGGACAATCACATCAACACTCATTCCCTTTGCAAACCTTGATGTTGATTCCCACTCGGCTCTGGTTTGTGATGTTGCTGCGTCAACAGGACCCTCAGCAATCACGCAAAGTGGCCGATGTCTTGTGATCCCAAGGTCTGTTGCTTTTCCCTGTGGGTGTGCAGCGTTGCCAAGATTGAAACTGTTTGTGCCAGCTGATTGACCTTTCACCTCATAAGATGAAAACCGCTCTGTGGTGTCAATTTCAATTGATCCTGAAAGCAAATTGACATTTTCCTCAAGCGTTGTGAATGCACGCGCTCGACCTGGCCGCGTGAGCCTGATGTTTCCAGCACGCGTTGAAACCCAAAAAAATCCTTGTAGCCTTGCAAGCCTGTTGAGTGCTGTGAAAACAGACTCACCAACTTTGATTCCAAATGTGTTCACCACCGATGATTCAACAGATGTGAAAATTTTGATTCCAAAAGGTTTCACAAGTTTTTCAGCAATGGCCTCAATCTTTTCACCAGAATATTCTGCAGCTCCCTCAACAGAGCAATCCACCAAGTCACCTGGCTTTGATCGGCCCTCAATTGAATATTGGCGTGATCCAGCATCAAATGCTGCAGTGACCTTTTCAATGTAGCCAGTCACAACGCGCTCTGACCCAACACTGATGGCCACCCACTGGCCTGGCTTTAATAGCCAATCACTGTTTGATTCTGCAAACCTGTCATCAATTTCAAAGGAAAATCCATTGGCAATTGATTCCATGTTTTTTTGGATGGTCACATTTTTCCATCCCTCAAACACACGTCCACCAGACAGCAAAACATTGACTGAATCTGGCTTGATCTTTCCTTTTTCTTTTGCCTGGAAACTATTTTCAGCCACTGGAAACCTCAATGAGCTCACCACCTGCAACAAATGCTGGATGTTTCACTGAGTTTTGCTCCAAAAGCTCATCCTCTTTTTCAAGGTCCTCAAACAGTTCATGAACAATCACAATGGCTGGCATTGTTTTTGGTGGCGTGAAAGTGATCAGCTCGCCAAGCAAGTCAGGTGGCAATGCTTTTGCCAAAGCTGTTTGCATGTCTTTGATTGATTGAAAAAGATCATCATCATTTGTTGACTCAAGCTCCAAATCAAACTCACTGATGATTCTGTCCCTGATGGTGACAGCTGAATTTGATGAAATGAAATCAGAATTGATGGCTGCATTTGATTGCACAGACAACACTTGCTGTCTGCAAAGCCCATAGATTGCATCATTGTTTGCTTGGTTTTGTGCAGCACTTGATGTTGTTGATGTCACTGGTGCATAAGGTGCAAAGTCTGTGACAAATGACGCCATGATTCTTTGGTTTGTTTCTGGCTCATCCTCAAATTCTGCAGTGAATGCATTGAAAGTGTCCTCAAGGATCTGTGCAATTTCAGCTGGTTTGTTGATCAGGTCAGTGACAGCCGCTTTGAAATTTGAAATCTGATAGGTCAGATTTGCAACAGGCTCTGTGACCTTTTTCATTGCAGTGTCAATGGAATCACCAACAGCTTTCAGCTTGTCAATTGCATCAAGCTCAACATGTGATGGCTGAAAGTCCACTGTGAAATTGTCAGCAAATGCAGCCTTTGATGCATCTTGCACAGCAATGGCTTTGTCCAGTGCAACAGCCAATGAGTCAACACCCTCAAC